ATGACCCAAACAAATGCAAGAGATACACAAAAAGGTGGCTTTGTAAATAATACTACAACTGACACCATCGGTGGTGAAACAACAATTCAAAGACAGAGTCTATCACAAGCACTTAGACCAAAGGCAGATGAATAATGAAATTTAATGACATAAAACTAGTTGAGCAAGAACCTCAGAGCAGGAGTGACTATTCTCAAGGACCGTACTATAAAGAACCAGCTGAGCAGCGTATATTAAGAAAATGGTGCAGAGGAATACGTAATTCATTTAAAAGAGATAACGAATCTAGCACTACTGATTATTCTAGAAGAACTATTGCTGCTGCAAGAAATTTTGCAAAAACTAATCCAGAATATTCTAAAGGGATCGAAGCATGTATTGCAGGAGGCGGCACAGCCGTTGGCGGTATAGGAACAGCTGATAAAAATTTAGGCAACAATCTCGGACTGCCGGGTAATTCAACTACTAAAAACGGTAATAGTAAAAACGGAGCGCCTGGTACTACTAAAGGCGGCGGTGATACTTGGATCGGTCCCAATGGTGCAGCTAAAGGTGGCACTATTACAAGTCCTAATAAGATACAAAAAGGCGCTGATCAATTAGAAGGTTTAATAAATGCAGAAGACTGGGCAGGTGCTAAGGCATTGCTTGATAGCGACCCAGATTTAAAAGCATTATGGCCAGTGCCATATTACAAAATGATTAGTGCGGCGGTCCAAGCTGATATAGACGCAGCCAAAGCTGTAAAAGACGCAGAAGCGGCTAAGAAACTAGCAGATGCAGAAGAGGCAGAACAAGCCGCTGAAGCCGCAGCAGAATTAGCAAAAGAAAATAAGAGGCTAGCAGATCTAGCGGCGGCAGAAGCAGCAGAAGCAGCGCGACTACAAAAAATAGCAGATGATGCGGCTGCATCAAAAAAGGCAGCAGATGCAGCAGAGGCACAAGCCAAAGCAGATGCAGCAGAGGCAGAAGCTAAAAGAATAGCAGCAGCACAGAAATTAGCAAAAGAAAAAGCGGCAGAGGCTGCGGAAATAGCAGCAGCAGAAAAAAAAGCAGCAGAAGAAAAAGAAGCAGAAGAAAAAAACAGTAACGGTAACGACGAAGAAGATGCCGGTGACACTGAAGAATTTGATTGGGAGAAACTATAATGAAATGGACAGATTTAAAAAGTGTAATAGTTGAAGCAGATGAACGAGTTATTATTGCTGTTGAATTTCAAAGTGGTAAAAAAATTACTATTGCAAATGTTCCTAAAGCATTAACACTTAAACCTGATTTTGAAACACAAGTTAAAAAGAAAGCACAGAAAGCAAAACCAAACGAAGTATTTTCTAGTTGGTCTGAAGTTAATCAAGAGGAAGCTGATGAGATTAATTCAGGTAATCCTGCATCAAGCTACGAACCAAGTGAAGAAGAAAAACTTGATATGGACAATGTGCAAAATTTATGGACACTAGTTTTAGACACCATGGATAATAGTGTACGAAAAGATTTAAAGTATGTTGATAATGCGGAATCAGGAGACAAACGCTACTTACCAAGATCAGTCGATCATGAGTTTCCTGCAGGCACATCATTTGAGTATACCAAAGGTGGCAAAAAATATAGAATTAACGACATTAAAGAAAAAATTGGTATTACTGTAATAATAAACACTAAAACTCCTCGACGAGACAAGCATGGATATACACATGGTGAAGGTTGGCCAGTATACCTAGGTCATTATGACGACATGAGAGAAATAGTTATTGATGCTGTTAATGCCAGGAACAACATTACAACAGTTGGACCGCCAGAAAAGCCGCGAAAGCCCGGTGAGAGGTTAACAATAACAATAGCTCCACAAAGATTCCATTATAGAAACGCCATAGTACCAAACATGGATAACGAATAATGCAACACTTTTATGACGGACAAATAAGGCGCTACATAACACAAATTGTTCGCTTAATGAGCAACTTTAGTTACAAGGACGGCAAAGGCGCCCTTACGCAAGTACCAGTAATGTATGGTGATTTAACTCGTCAGGTTGCTAATATTATCCGTGAAAATAGTGAGAATAAAATACCAAGTGCACCGCGAATGGCAGTATATATTACTGGGCTTGAAATGGATACTGCTCGATTAAGCGATAGTAGCTACGTTAATAAAGTTAATATTAGAGAACGTGCTTATGATGCAGACGGCCAAGAATACTTAAACACCGAAGGTAAGAACTTTACTGTAGAACGGTTAATGCCTACGCCTTATACCTTAACAGTAAATGTAGATGTATGGAGTTCTAATACAGACCAAAAATTACAAATTTTAGAACAAGTATTAATGTTGTTTAATCCAAGTTTAGAAATTCAAACAACAGATAACTACATTGACTGGACAAGTTTAAGTGTAGTAAATATGACAGGTCTTACATTTAGTAGTAGAAGCATACCTACAGGAACAGAAAGCGATATTGATATCGCAACACTAACATTTAGTACACCTATATATATTAGTCCTCCAGTTAAGGTTAAGCGACTTGGTGTTATTACATCTGTAATACAGAGTATATTCAATGAAAGTCAAGGCACAATTGATTTAGATCTATCAAGAGCAGGTGGGTATTCTTCAACTACTCCGCAAGCTGAAATTAAAACTAAAGTAGTAGCAGTTGATGACTTTGATAATCCTACCGGAGTTGAAGAACAAATTACAAATGAAGGAACATCTATTACTGATGTTGATAATTCTATAGTTAATTCGCATGATAATTACGGCTTGTTAGTACTAGGGACAACGGCTAAACTAGTAAACAGAGGAGTTGTTGGTTCTGAAACATGGACTGGTTATTTAAAAGCAATGCCGTTTGAGTTTGATACAGGAGTCACTGAATTAAGATTATCTAGACAAGACTTAACAAATGATATTGTAGGTACTGTTGTAGTTAACTCACTTGATCCATATGAATTAGCAATTACATGGGACACTGATACACTACCTGCAGATACAGTTATTCCTGGCCCAAATGGTGACAAGAATAAAATTGATTATATTGTTAACCCTTATAAAACTAATCCAAGTTCATTAAAGTCAGGCAATCCTCGCATACTAATATTATCTGATATTAACAATAGCGAAAATGTTGGTCAAGATGCTGGATACGAAACACCCGATAACTATGCATATGACGGTCCTGATGCTTGGAAAAATGCAGACGGCACTGACTTTGTAGCTAGTGCCAATGACATTATCGAATGGAGCGGAACTGCTTGGTCTGTTGTATTTGATGCAAGTGCGCAAGATAGTACAGTTGTATATACTTCAAATCTTACTACTGGCAAACAATACAAATACGAAAACGACGAATGGATACTAGCATATGACGGCGAATATCCAAGAGGAAGCTGGAGATTAGCATACTAAGATAATTATTAGTATGAAGCTAGATAATATTATTTGTAGTGGTGCGATTGTATACGCCCTTAATACTAAACGTTTTTTATTTTTACATAGAGCACAAGGACGGCATAATAATCTTTGGGGATTAGTTGGCGGCACTAATGAAGGTGCTGAAACTCCTTGGGAAGGATTGCAGCGTGAAATATTTGAAGAGATTGGCGAAATTCAAATAACAAAAACAATGCCATTAGAAACATTTATTAGTAACGATAGTCGCTTTCATTTTCATACATATCTATGCGTAGTGCAAGAGGAATTTATGCCTGTGTTAAATGACGAACATAATGGATATGCTTGGGTAGAATTTAGTAAATGGCCTAAACCATTACATCATGGACTAAGCAATACCCTTAGACATAAAGTTAATTTAGAAAAACTTAAAACAGTATTCAAAGTTATAGATTTATTAGATCATCGTTGAGATCAAAACAATTTGACCTTCCCAATCATTTACTCTTAACTTCTTTTGTAAATTAAGTCTATAAGCAAATGCATCTGCTTTGCGTTGTGCAAGGACAGCAGTCTGTGTAGGGCGGCCTTGTAGAGCATCTTGATCAAACTCTCGTTGTACTTCATTCTTACTTGGTGAGTAAGCTCTTATTTCATATATCATTTTTGACATTTATCGACTCCTTGCGTACATGTATTTATTGTAAACTAAAATTATATGCAATCGAAATCCTAGTTTCATCACTATGATTAGGTTCAACATAATGTGTTAACCATCCAGGAAATGCTACTACTAGTCCATTTGTTGGAATTACACTCCAGCGAACTGCATTAAATATATTATTATCAGAAACTATTTTACGTGGCATTGATAACTCTGTATTTTGATGCGGCGACATAAGTACTAAACTTCCTGCATCAGTTGCATAGTTAACGTAGTATACAAAACTTAACCACGATGCTGCATGACTATGCGGAAAGTTTGGATGAGAATTATGTTTATCATTTGGCCCTATACAATTAATCCAACAGTCATCTAATGTAAACGGAATTTCGCTATTAATACCCTGAAGATCTCTAAGGTTATTAGCTTGTTCAGTTATCCAGTTAGTTAATGGTAATAGTGCTTTACTATATGCATCAGTATTTCCGTCACCTGTAACATTGCAATATTGTTGTATACTGTTAACATCGATAATTTCCGATGTATCTTCTGTTGCTAAAAAACTAGGAAATAACGGAGTTATATTCATTAATGAAACTGTCCATAATACTCTACGCTTGTAGGGAATGTATCTGTTATTTTTTTCTTACTAATGTTATTAGGTTTACTAATAGTATCTAAATTATATATTTGATTAGGAAACGTATCTCTCCAAAAATTCATATTACTATGTTTAAAGGACGAGTACGGATTTATTTTATGTCCAGCTAACATATATGTATTTGCTCCTAGATTTTGAAATCTATCAGGAATTGAACGATAGTTAGCTCCTCTTAAATTGTATATTTCTTGTAATAATGAACTATCGTTAAACTCTTGATTTTGTATATCACGCCAGTACTGTGTGTCGTCTCTAGCTGTCATTGCATAATGTATTGTAACAAAATCAGCAAAGTTTAAAAACTGTTCTTTATTAACATGGTTAAATGTATGTGCGTCAAAATTATTTAATGTGTCTTTACCTTCTGCAATATTAACAAAGTTTAATAAAAATTCGTGTACGCTCATTAATCCGTTAGATTCTAAAGGTTCAATAAATGCTCCACTAAGGCCAATGCTTACACAGTTTTTAACCCATAAACGTTTGCTCATACCGTTACGCATTTTAATATGACGGAACTCCATTTCGTCAGCAACTGGTCCTAGATATTCTTTAAATTCTGCCAGTGCTTGTTCGTCACTAATGTATTTACTTGCATAATTATACCCTGTGCCAATACGCTCCCATGTAGGTATCTCCCATACCCATCCATAATCAAGTGCTACACTATTAGTATACAATCGTAGTTCTTTTTCTTTATCTTTATATGGCCTTGCTGCTGCCCAGGCGCTATCAGTATAAGTTTTATTATTAAACTCTACCCAAGGTTCGTTCATTACACCTTCGATTAATACCCGCTTGAATCCTGTGCAATCAAAAAACAAATCGCCAGTTATGTTACCTTGCTTAGTATGTACACTAGTAATAAATCCATCAGCATCAGTTGTTGTATCAGTTACATGTGCAACTACACGCTTTACTCCTTTAGGTAAACAGTAATCGTCTCGCAAGTATGCATAAAATTTATGTGTGTCAAAGTGCCAGGCAGCATCGTTTTCTAAACTCCAAGTAGTGCCAACAAAATTATCATCAAATGGTGTTGTTGGAACTTTGTTAGTGGCTAAACATTCGCTTATAGGTGACATATCAGATACTAGATCCTCAAATGGAACTCCTGTTAAAGACTGGTGTGCAAACCAATCTGCAACATTAAAGTATCTTTCATCTAGTCTTCCAAATGGATAATGAAATCCTACACCGTCTTTTTTGTGAAAGTTTTCAAATCTAATACTTAACTTATTAGTTGCATTACATTTTGTTAAAAAGTCAATATCTGGTATTTCTAAAAAATGTTGCCAGCGACGCATAAGTTGTGTTGTACTTTCGCCTACGCCAACAGCACTAACATCAGCAGATTCTACTACAGTAATATTTTTATTTGGAAATACCTTTATAAGAGTAGCTGCGGTCATCCAACCTGCACTACCTCCACCTACAATTACAATATTATCAAATTTCATATATTATTTTCCAAAGTTTAATTCAACATCACTGTTAAAGCTAACAATAGTCTTAGTTGTTGTGTTTTCGTTCACAGGAGCACGGTGAATAACAAAGCTAGGAAATGTTAATACATCTCCTTCCTTAACATCCATAGTAATAACTTCTGTTTGATTCCACGGGTTTATTAATTGTGTTTGTGGAGAACCTTCTGGCATATCTAAGTAGTAAACATTAGACCATTGGCACTGCGTATGTATGTGCCAGCCATGTGTGCTTCCTTCATTATATTGCTGAAACCAAATGTTATATATCTTAAATGCATCATACCCTAGGTCTTTGCATACATGAGTCATATTCTCTAGTATATACGGCTGTATTAATTCAGTCCAAGATCGGTCCTTATCTGACATTTTATAATCACAATTACTAATATCTAAAGTATCTCCCTCTACTATTTGTTCTCCACTTACTTCGGAATTAATTAGTGCAAGTACATCAGCTTTAATTTTAGTATGATCCTTTAATTGTGATATTACAACAGGCATATCTAATTTTATCTTTTTCATTAGTTTTTTAATTCTATATTTGCTGTGGAATCTGTTCCCATATTATAGTTAATCTTACCTGTTGGCAATACATTAAAGGAAATATTCCATCTTTCAAAATCATCAATATGCGGCTTAGTCCAATGATACAACCAGCTTGGAAATAATAATAGTTTGCCCGGCATTGGTGCTATAAATTCAAACGGGACATACCCGTCGGTTCTAAGAACTTCTAATTGATTCATAGTTCTTTGCATTAACGGATCTTCAAACCCAACAGGCGCACCTTCGGTCATATAAAAGATTCCGCTAAGATAACTCATAGAATGTCTATGAAATTTATGATTCATTCCACTGTTTGGTTTTGACATATTACACCAAGAAGATGTTATTTCAAATTTCTCACAATCATAACTATACCTAGTTCTAACGTCTTCTAAACATTCGTTTATAAATTCAAATGGTTCGTTATAATGCGGAATTTTATGTATATTAGCTAATGAAGAATATGCTTCATGCTCTTTAAACGCTTCGTTTCTTAGTAACTCAATAATGCCATCGTATGTTTTTCCAGTTTGCTGATACTCTAATACTTCAACTGGAAACATTGAATGTGTTTTAGGTTCTGGCATTATTAATACCCGCCATTACGTCTAGTACTGACGGTAGTTGATCGTCAAGGCCATCTTCACCGTTAGCATTTTTCATAGTGTCCATTTGTGTAGCTAAGTTCTCATGTACTAATTGATTAGCACTATCCCAAGGCATTCCCATTGCTGGACGACCATCCCACTTTAGGTCTCTGCTCTGGCCGGCAGCATCGACATATTGTATAAATGCTTGTATTTGTTCTGTACCTTTAAATGCACCTTCACGCCAATGGTTAAGATCTCTTCCTGGATAAATTAATACATCTCCTACCCCTAAAGATACATATTCAAGAGTTTTATCTTTATGTTTTACTACTAATTGCCAATCATCGTGTACTGGATCATTTTCTAAACATAATGATATTGTATATTCAGAACTGGCACGATCTAAATGCGGATCTAGCCTCGCACCGGTTCTATATATTCTTCCATACGAGTATGTAGGCAACAGTTTCTTACCAACAGCTTCTTCAATATGCGGCTGTATTAGCAATGATAGTGTTTCTGTAAATATTGGAGAATATATTGAAAAACTTTCAGTAAGTCCAATTTCTTTATTTGAATCGTCATTGCCGTTCAAAAGACCTACACAGGTTGATACCATTCTAAATTCTGCACTAGCAAACTTACATATATCTTTGCTAACTACGTTACGCAATACTATTGCAAAGTCTTTTGAGTTTAATTCATTAATCATAATACTGGTACCATTCCAAATTGATCATACGGTGTTCCTGTTTCATCATGTACATCAAATCCTAAAGTTAATCGATGTCCTTCAAAAGCAGAAAGTGATTCTACTTTATGTCGCCTATGTCCAGGGCCAATGTATATATTTCCTACTTCATTGTTAATATCATATCCCTCAAATAGCGTTGTGCTATCTTTAGGATCTATACAAACATATCCATGCCACGGATAGTCGTGTCCGTGCCAATCTAATACTTCGTCGTGCAAATGACGATTTAACCAACTTTGCATCCACAAAGGTCTATCGTCGCCTACATGTTCTCTAATAATATTACACACTTCTTTAAACAAATTAAAGAAAGTAGGCGAAGGTGATGTAACTGCAAATATATTATAATACCTATAATTCCAAGTTAAGTCAGTTACTGGTAAGTGTTCTTTTACATAAGCCTGTGCTATATTTAAGTCATTAATCATTAACGATTGATGATCAATTACTGTTTGTGATTTATATACTTTATAGTCCATTAAAAAACTTTTCCTAGATTAATGTTTAGTACGCATCTATAATTACTGTTTTTAGCAAATGAACTTGCATGATAATAATGTCCAGGAAATACAACTACCTTTCCCTTTTCAGGAGTTATTCTCTGTTTAACAGTAAATTTGTTTTCTTTCATTACATCAAAGTCTTCACTATAATCTTCATTTGTTTCATTAAAAATAACAGTATCTCCGTCGCTATCATTTACATAATAAATTGCATTATAGTGCGGATACATACTATCAATGTGCGGCATATGCCAAGGAAGCGTTGACAATGGATTTGCATAAGTTAAATTAAAACGCATCCTTTCAAGTAGGTTAAATTTAATATCTGTACCCTTTAATTGATCTACTATACTTAGATACAACGGGTATATAGAATCAAATGTTGGCGACACCTGTTTTTGTTCTTCAAAAAGAAAGTGATTAAACCCTTGAATATTTGCTTCATCTTTTAATGTTGCTTCGGGGGTAACTAGGTTAGTATTAAAATACCAAGGAAACTGTAAGCTAGTAACTTTCTCATGTATAAAGTCTTGATATCCTAGCGATACTACATTTCTAATTTCAATAATATCGTCCATTATCCGCCCCTTGCAAAAAATACTAATGTTAATCTAGCACTATCGTCTGCTGAGCCAAAAAACTCATTAGGAGAATGCCAAACCTTTGGATCAAATATTACACATCTATTATATACATTTTCAATGACAGTATTAGGCGTAAAGTAAGATCGATGCTCTTCTCTGTACTTGCTTATATTTGCTCTGTCTTCGGGCGTAGCATACAATATGTCTTGTTTAAACTTATCATTATATTTGTTAGCCTGAGCATCGTGTCGATCGTTATATATTGTTGTGCCGCTATTAGTGGCTGGATTAGGATTTAAATATATTAACCCAGATACAGATAGCGTAGGATCATCGTCATGTACCCATCCACTACCATAGCTGCTATCAATTAAATGAAAGTTTGCCCACAAATCATTAAATCCTCGAAACATAGGTAAATGCTTTAGTAGTCCTCTAGCTAGTAGTTCAAACGACTCAACGTCAATTTGATTTAAAAAAGGACTTCGCTTTCCTGGATATGTACTAGGGTTTTCTCCAGCAACTTCGTAATGCTGCGACAATGCTAAGTTTCTCCACAAACTAGGACTTTCAAAGAAGTTATCAATTATCTTAGTAGGTAAAAACTTTGTTTTTCTTCTATTTTTTAAGTCGTTCTTAGCAATAAGCTCTGCACTATTTCGTGCATTATTATTGATAGTGTTTATGTCAATTGTCATTATGTGTTCCCAAAAAATACTAATGTTAATCTAGTGTCGTCTTTAGTAGTACCAAAGAAGTTATCAGCACTGTGCCAAGTCCTTGGATCAAACATTACACATCTATTCCATACACAATCTACATTTATTGCTGGTTTAAAAAATGCACGTTGTTCATCTCTATATTTTGCATACCCTTTTCTTACTTCTGGATCTGTACTTAATACATCTTCTTGAAACAATTTAGAATAATGCTCTCCGTTAATGTCAGCTGCACCTTCGTACATAGTAGTTCCAGTGTTTAACGGAGCATCTTTATTTAAATATATAATACCTGCAACGTCATGTTCTGGATTGTCGTCATGTACCCATCCCTTGCCCCAGGTTTCGTCTATTAGCTGAAAAGTAGATTCTACTTTACTTAGGCCAGTAAACATAGGTAAGTGTTCTAGTAATCTAATTTCTAATATTTCATATAGTTCAGAACTTAATTCACTTAACATTGATGTTCTTATACCGGGCCAGGTACCTCTTTCGCCTTTATAGTATTCTTGAGCTAATGCAAAGTCTCTCCATAAACTAGGAGTTTCAAAAAAGTTATCAATTACAGTAGTAGGAATGTGGGGGCGATCGGCTCGTACCATTAAATTTTCTCCGCAGTAAAGTTCATAGTTAACACTATTCTTGACGGTTCCATTTTAGGACACGAACTTGCATGATAGTGGTTCCCATCAAATATAGTAAATTTGCCTGCCTCTGGAGTACTACGATGCTTAGTGGAATACTTGTCGCTTTCCTCAGTTTGATTAAAAATGATAGTGTCGCCATCGCAGGTATTTAAATAGTACAATGCAGTATAATGATCAACGTCAAAATCAACATGCGGAGTATTATACACATATGGCATATTTGGTAATGTATAACGGGTTTTTAAAAGAAATCCTAATCTAAGACGCAATGTTGATACTAGCTTTAGACCTGCTGCTTCTATACCCTTTAAATACATTGGTGTAAATATATCTAGATATTCGCTTTGATTGCCATCACTAGCAAATAATAAATGAGAAAATCCCGGAGTACTAATACTTTTTTTATTTCCTAATTCGTATGTAGTATCTTCTAAATAATGCCACGGAAAGTCAACGCCTGTTACAGTATTATACATTTTACGTTGGTATTCTCTATCAACTAAGTTTGGTATTTCTATAATATCAGTCATCTTTTATCCTATAAGTTGTTCTATCAGTTCTAGCACCAGGTGGGTCTGTAGCAAGTCGTTGCCAACACGGAATACTAATAGATAATCTTTTGTCTGAAGGCTCTGCACAATGGTATGCCCTTGACGGAATATAAAGTGCATCGCCCGGTGTTAATGTTACGTCAATTGCAGTACGTAGTGTATCAGTATTTACCCTGCCGTTCATTCTACCTGTTTTAAAAAGATATGATATTCTATTTTCATATACTCGCCAACGAGTTTCTCCTTCAACTTGTATTATAAAGTTTGCAGGATAATCGTCATGTATTGTAAATGACTTAGATTTTTTTAGGCCAGCATATACATGTATTGCTGCATGCACATCAAACATTTGTTCAAATGTATCTAACAGTGCAGTTGTGTTATCATTACGATATCCGTAATTTGTAATAATTAAAGTATGGCCGTGATTAACATTATCAAATAGGAATTTTTTATCCTGAATAGGTTTATGATAATTCCACGTTTTAGCGTGTGCAGGTATATTTACTTTTTGATTGTCATGATCAACTAATTCAAAATCATAAAAAGAAGGATTATTCATGCAGTCTGCAACATCGTTCCATGTTAATAGATCCGAAGGGTTATCAATAAAGTCTTTAAAGAAACACGCTTTATCATCGTTTTCTAAGTCAACTTTTGTGAATATTTTTTCTGCAATATTATTATACATCAACCATCCTCATATTAAACGCTAACGAAATACGTTCGTTATCACTAGTACTAGGCATTACTCCGTGTGGAACATATGACGGAAACAAAATTAATCTTCCAGTCTTTGGAGGATATCGACAAGTTGCTCCGCTAATAGCAGTGAAGTTGTCTATTTGGCCTGCTGAAGAAATTACAAAGTCTTCTGTAAAGTTTTTATAAAAAATTAATTCGCTCTGATCTTGTTCAGCTTGTACATAGTATGTTCCGGAAATAAATGATCCGCCGTGTGTATGAATTTGATTAGAGTTACCTTTTTGATTTACATTAAACCAACCGTTAAGCATTTCTAATTTATATGCACCGTTAACATACCCATAATCATTAAGACAACTCATTGACATATCTGCAACAGCATCTACAAAATCTATAAATTCGTCGTGTTCTTGTAATTTAAAGTCTTTCGATTGCCATCCGCCATTGTTACTAATTAGTCGACCATCTGGATCTTCTGCACGTAGTTTATTACATAACTGTACAATAGGGGTGTTATCTATATTAGTATCTTCCCACCATACAGGTGTCGGAAAGTAAAAATCTGTATTCATCTAAAAACGTCCTTCATACTAAGTGTGTCGTGTTCAAAAGCAAATGTATGACTCCATCTAAAATCAATGGTTGGATCTATATAAGGACAATGCGGGGTGTTTGACTTATACATTGTAATCTTTGAATATTCTCCTGGTACCATTGCTAGTTTTTTAAATCCAAATTCTTCTGCTTCTTCATCGCTAAAGTTTTTCCATTGCGGTAGTCTATTAGTTAACGATAGGCTTTTATATCTGTTATACAGCGGGTGTGTATCATCAACTTGAAAGTCATAATGCAACCCATGTACGTTTCCTGTGTATTCGTATAAGTTAGTTCCGCTGCTTCCATAAGGATGATCACTAAGCCACAAGTTGCCAACAATGCCGTTCGGGTAATCAATGTGCGGTATTCTAAATGCTTCTATAGGTTTACTTTTATCCTTCCAATATAAGTTTCCCCATTCATGTACTGTGTCATTAACTATAGAGCTTTCTACATTGTTAATGTAATATCTTATTATAAGTTCAATTACACATCTTGTCAACCATTCCGGTAAATGAATTGTGTCAAAGGGATTTGGATCAGTAGATGTACCTGCGTTATTATTCTTTACTACTGGAAATGCTGCAATAAGATTCTTATAAGTTTCAAAGCAGTTTCCGTTAAACGGGTTATCAGCAATCCAATATCCTGTTTTTTCAGTTAATGCAACGTACTCAACATTCCATTCTTCAATTGTTTTAACTAACATTTCTTTGTCAAAAGAATTAGCATCAGGAGTACAAAAATTAAAATCTATTGTGTTACCCATTACCGGGTCCAATATTCATAGTCATTACAATTCTTTCTTCGTCTGATTTACTTTCTTGTACCCTATGCTTTAGCCAGGCTGGAAAAATAAGAACATCGTTAGTTTCGCACGGCACAGCCTTCCACAATTCTTCTTCAGGTATAATAGGAGTATTAGCTTTATGATATTCTAAAGGATCTCTAAATTCAATAAACCCACCTTCTTTAGGAAGTTTAAGATATGCAGTAACTACAAATAATGAAAAATTATGATTATGTTCTAGAGTTGCGCCGCCCTTTTTATGAGTGTTAATCCAAGAATTAGTTACAGTTGATCCACGGTGTTTATCAAAATTATTATGTTTCCAAAGTAAATCAAGTGGGTCGCCTATCCACTGTCTAAAGTCATGTAGCTCTGGCCACGTATGCGGAGGATCCTGAGATGCTGACGCAGTTGAAAAAGCTGCGCCAGTTTCTAAGACTGAATTATTAGGTGTTTGTGAAGTAAGTTCAGATATTAAACTAGTTAATGTCTCGTATGGAAAATTATACTTAAATTTCCATACAAGTTTTGGAAACGGAGATACATCAATTGCATTAAGCTGTTGCGACACTTGACTCATAAGTATCTTTCGCCAGCTGTAATCCCATGATGCAGCCTTCCATCTTTGTTGCATCTTCTAACAACTCTTGTCTTCCTTGGAAGTCAATAGATGTAATCCCATAAGGATTTAATTTAACATCAGCAAAGTCTTTTTCCATCTCTGCTAATTTTTCTTTTGCTTCTGCTAAAGATGCTTCTACTTTAGTAATTGCGATATCGAGTTCGATAATGAAGTCCATAATGTATTTCTCCTATTGTGTTTGTACTTAGTCATTACTGCCATGGTTCTTTTTAATCTTGACTTAAGGCTGTCGTGCTTTAAAAATATAGAATCGTTTGAATAGTTAAATGCTTTTTCTAATTCTTTGTCATCTTGCGTTGCATCGTCGACTATTAAATCTATATTGCTAATATTAAAATTACGCTGCACTGGAATATAGTGCATTAATGGTGTGCCTGCTTTAATTAGTGTTTCGCCTTCTAACACATGCCAATACAACTGTGCATTAACTACGTGCCCGTAACGAGGATCTAATATCCCATGTGCTGCCGTAAAGCGAGCTTCGTTATTATATGCTATAGGGACCTGTAATAATAAAATATCATCAGACGCTTTTACTCTCCAAGGTGTATCTACCTTTACAGCTACCTTTAATGATTTTTTAGGATCATCTAATGTAATTTCTGTTTGATGTTGGTTATGGTATCCAATATATCGTTTATTATCACCATCTTCGGTATTAAATCTTCTTGCTTCAGACCATTCAAATGTTGTATTATTATTTGCATCAGTTCTTATTGTAAAGTCTGCAGGCGCACATACTACATACCCCATTGACACTAATTTAGTAATCCCTGGGCAGTTTTTAGTGTGCATACTACCGTTATCTGGATCAGGAGGATCATTCCGTTGCATCCAACTACGCTTTAGTTTATGCGCAGGTATAATTGGAAAGACTTCTGCAACGCCTGGCTCCATTGAGTAAAAACGAACCCAAGACTTTTCTTTTTTAAACATCATCAATCCCATTATATATACGTTGTTTTAAAAATTCATAGTGTGTAGGCATTTTATTTACTTCTTCTATTATATATTTTTCGTATGCTTCAAAGTTCTTTTTTGTAAACTCTAACTGTTCTAGTCTGTTAGGTTTACTAAGTATTATTTCTTTTGTTGTCAATGGCCTAAATCCCATACCAGCAGCAATATATAATGCAGCAACAAATGTAGTATCTGGATACTTCCTAGCACTAGTTACTGTTCCTAGTAGGTTTGTATACTGTTGGCTTTTAGGTAACCATTCTTCGAAGTAGTTTTTTTCGTATTCGTGTTCTTCTGTGCAATATTTCCAGTAAGGTGTATCAGTGCGCATTGAGAGAGAATAATGCATAGAAATAAAATCTCTAAACTTTAATACTTCTATTTCTGTACTAAAGTTAAACGCTTCTATTTCTGTTCTCCCAACAAAGCCGTTTCTTCTGTTTAACATCTCTACTAGTTTAACAATGTTTTCGTGTGTTGTCAAGAGGCCTGTTGACTCTAATGGTTCAACAAATCCGTAACTTAGGCCAATACCTACTACGTTCTTAACCCAAGCACGTTCTCTTCTGCCATGTCGCATGTTAACGTGGTGCATTTCTGCATTTTCTGCACGTTCTATTGATCCTGTTGTTTTTAAATGTTCAATAAACTCTTGTTTAGCATCTTCAGCAGTTGTAAACTTTGACGAATACACATAGCCTGTACCAATACGATTCCATAACGGTATGTGCCAAACCCAACCATTACCTAATGCATGACAGTCAGTGTAGTTATGCATTTCTTCATCTTTGTTCTCGTAAGGCACACGGCAAGCCCAGGCACTGTCATTATGTAAGTGGCTATCAAAAGATTTAAACTCCGATCCCATACATTGCTCTAACAACATAGAACTAAATCCAGTACAGTCTAACCAAAGATCTGAAGTTAATACAGTTCCGTTATCTAATGTTAAACTTTCTAAATTACCTTTATCATCTTTTTTCTGATCAACTACTGTAGCTTTAATGTGTTTAACATTATTAGGAAGTGCAACTTTATCTCGCATGTACTCGCCAAATAATTTTGCATCAGTGTGATATGCAGTATCCCATTTAAAACTATAATGTCTATAAAAGTTACCGTCATTGGCAGTTTGTTTATTTGCATCAGCTATGTGTGTATGCAATGTAGCATAAAATCTAGCAAATGTATCAGGAGTATATTCATTAGGGTATAGTGTTGCTAACTCTGAATGTGTTTCGACGCCGCCTATTTTGTCTGTTAAGTCTAAGCCTTCACTAAAGGGATATTGAAAACTAGTTCCGTCATTTTCTCTAAAATTTGTAAATCGAATAGAGTTCTTATATGTTGCATTACAAGCAGCCATCCAATCTTCGTCTTCTAGACCTAAGTAATCTAAAAACAAATTAATTTGTCCTAGTGTACTTTCTCCAACGCCTACTGTTGCAATATCAGGTGATTCAACTAGAACAACATCAACCTCTGGACACAGTTTACTTAGTGCGGCAGCAGCCATCCACCCACTGGACCCACCGCCAACTATAGTAGTAGTTTTAATCTTCATAGTTGTCAACACCGCCATATATCTCATCTTTTAAGAACTGATAATGACTTGGTAATGTATCCATATATGCTGTTAATGATTCCTGTTGTTTGTGATATTCCTGGCGTGAATGCTCTAATGCTTCTATGCCGTTAACAGGGATTGCAGATCTTGCATCACCGTTGCTGTATTCTTCGCGTACTGATTCCGGAGTCGAATATGTAGCAATTCCCATGCCAGCAGCTATATAGTTTGCACCTTGGTTTGCTTCTTGAAAGGTATTTGCACTCTGAAGAGCCACTAATAAATTAGTATAAACATTATATTGAGGAATAAAATCATTAAACTGTAAAGGATGATATTCGTTAGTTTGAGTTGCCCAGCGCCAATAAGGAGTATCAGTACGCATTGATAATGCATAGTGCATAGATACAAAATCTCTAAAGCCAACTAAGTCATACTCTACACTAAAGTTATATGCTTCTTTTTCTGAATTAGTTATATATCCTTTGCGGCGATTTATTAGATCAACTAATTTAAGAATGTTTTCGTGTGTAGTTAACAATCCTGTTGACTCTAATGGTTCAACAAATCCGTAACTTAGGCCAATACCGACTACATTTTTTACAAATGCTTTGCGTCGATATCCGTGTTTAATTTTTATATGGAACATGTCAGCAGCATCAGCAATATCTTTTCCGTATGTTGCTTCTAGATGTTCTTTAAATTCCATCTGTGCGCCTTCTTTACTAATAAACCTGCTAGAGAAACAATAACCTGTACCAATTCTGCTCCATAGCGGAATGTTCCATACCCATCCATTACCAAGTGCATGACAATCAGTAACATTGTGCATTTGCTCTTCTCTATTAGTATACGGAAGTCTACATGCCCAAGCACTGTCATTGGCAAGATGTTTATCAAACGGAATAAACTCCTGACCCATCCATCCTTCTAATAACATTGATTTAAATCCAGTACAATCAATAAACAAATCAGCAGTTACGTTAGTGCCGTCTTCGCATAATATTGTAGTAATATTTTCTTTACTGTCTTTAATGTACGAATGTACGTCACCTATTTTATGTACTACCCCATTAGGAATACATATAGTATCTTTTAAGTACTCACCAAATAATCCAGCATCTAAGTGATATGCGGTATCATACTCAAAGTTAAAATGCCTTAGTTCGCGGTCTTTATTTCTAGTTTGTTTATTATGTAATGCAAGTGCAGTGTTAGATGATGCATACATTTTTGCAAATGTATCAGGAGTAAATTCGTCAGGATATAATGCAGCTAGGTGGCCGTGTGTTGCTAATCCCGAATTACAGTCAGTAAAATCATAGCCAGAACCAAATGGATATTCAAAACTAGTTCCGTCATTTTCTCTAAAGTTTGTAAAACGAATAGAGTTTTTATATGTTGCATTACATGCAGGCATCCAGTCTTCGTCTTTTAACCCTAGTAATTTTAAATACCTGTTTATGTGCCCTAGTGTACTTTCTCCGACTCCAACAGTTCCGATCTTTTTAGATTCAACTAATGTAACAGTTACATTAGGGCAAAGTTTACTTATTGCAGCAGCTGACATCCAACCACTTGAGCCGCCGCCGATAATTGCTATACTTTTAATATCCATAAAAACTCCTAGTTTGTGTATATCTAATATTTATAAGCACTTCGGCACATAATTTTTAAATGTGGTAAGATAGAACCAGAAGCCCTTAGGCTCCTGATTAATATTACAAAATTTATAGTTTAGGCAGTTGCAGTATAAGCTGGACCAGTAGTCCTGTACTTATATACACCTCTAGTACCTTTGTATAGCATTTCAGCAGCATTATAAGTTAACGTAAGATTTGATGCGTCTAACGTTACTACTATGTTATCTTTTTTTACAAACGATACTAAGGGGCATGAAATTGCTTTTGCAAGTCCTATGTTTTCTACAAGTACTGGGCTAACAGCAGTTAGTGTTGGCATAATTATTCTCCTTTAAATTCTTTTATTACTGATTGCCGTGCCAGCCGCTAAAACGTTTCCAGCATGGCATTTCAATACTAGACAGCTTGGCCGGACTATCAGCACTTGGTTCAGTAACTGCGTCTAGTGCCATCTGCTCTTCCTCGGTTACAGCTTCGTCTCTAGCTGGGACCGCATCAAATGTTGTTTTAACTCCTGTAATGTGCGAAGCCCAAGGACCTGATGCACTTATACTACCTTCAGCAACAATTTCTTTATAAATCATGTCTAATTGATCACCTACATCACCGTATGCAATTTTTCTTGCTATTTCTGGATCAGTAAATGGAGCATCTCGCTCTACCCATACCATTGTTTCTTGTGCCGGGCTCCACTCTAGTGTCCAGTCAAGTTGTACATCATCAGGTGCGTCTACCCATTGGATAGTTGCATCGTCTCCGTTGTAAATTTCAAAATCGTCTCCAGGCTCTTCAATCTGTCCAATTGTTCCCTGAATATCCATTAATGCTTTTTTCATTTTATCTATACTCCGTTATTACGGCCATTCCAGGTCGTCCATTTGAGCCTCTATGGCCATTATAATATCCACCGCGGCCACCTGAGCCCGGTGCGCTGTGTGATTGGTGATTGTGTGCAAAGTTGCCACCTTGTGGATGACCTCCTGCTGTTGAGCCGCCCCAAAAACTCTTTCCACCAGGGCCAATACTTTCGTGATGACTGCCGCCGCCACCGCCATATATGTTTACTGTACCACCACTACCTACGCCACCTAATCCACCCGAGTGTTGATTGTTTCTATTTGCTCCATATCCACCACCGCAAGATAAGTAAGGTCCGAAGCTACTGCCTCCTCCATTACCACCTGCACCTGAATAATATGTGCCATTTGATTCGCCACTAATTGATACTGACGAACTTGAAATACTAGTTACATCGAGTATACGTTCTGCATAGCCACCTGCTCCGCCACTTTCTCCGTGACCGGATCCAGCCCCACCGCCGCCTACTAATGCAATATGTATATACCTAACACCTGCAGGTCTATTCCATGTACCACTACCAGTAAATGTTTGAATACTACGAAGTCCGATATCACCGTAAACGTTACCACTACCATTTGAGCGTAAAACTTGATTAGCACTACCAACTGATGTTAGTCCAGTACCACCTTTGGATACTGCTGCTGTTCCCGTAACAACATTAGTACCTAAATTAACTGCGTTCGTTGCTAGTTTATTAGATCCAACAGCACTGTTAGCTATTTTAGCAGTAGTTACTGCATTGTTAGCAATATCAGAATTTTGAACATTGCCGTCAATAATACTGTCTGAAGTAATGCGTTTTAGTGTATCGTAATTAAATGCCATTTCTTTTCCTCTTGTATATACTTATCAATAGAACATTGTTACTACACAGTAACCTGGGCGTCCATTTGAGCCTCTATGGCTGTTAAAATAGCCTCCGGATCCACCTGATCCAGGCGCACTATGATTTTGATGATTGTGGCTAAAATTGCCACCTTGTGGGTGTCCAGCTGCAACGGCGCCACCCCAATAGCTATCTCCGCCAGGCGAAGATCTATTATGATGTGATTGTCCGCCACCACCGTATGTGTTTACTGTACCACCACTACCTACGCCACCTAATCCACCCGAGTGTTGATTGTTTCTATTTGCTCCATATCCACCACCTGCTGACAAATACGGTCCGAAGCTACTGCCTCCTCCATTACCACCTGCACCTGAATAATATGTGCCATTTGATTCGCCACTAATTGATACTGACACGCTAGAAGTTCCACTCATATCAAGTATGCGTTCTGAATAGCCACCTGCTCCGCCACTTTCTCCGTGTCCTGAGCCACCTCCGCCACCACCTGTTATCTGTACTTTAATATATCTAACGCCACTTGGTCTGTTCCATGTGCCACTGCCTGTAAACACTTGCATGCCGTATAATCCAGTAGGCGCATAAACTAGTCCGTTATTGCCAGAGTTTATAGTTAGTGCTTGATTAGCACTACCAACTGATGTTAGTCCAGTGCCACCTTTGGCTACTGCTGCTGATCCTGTAACAACTGTAGTACCTAAGTTAACTGCACTTACAGCAAGGTCTCCTGATACAACTGTGCTATTAGTAATTTCATCACTACCAACTGCATTAGATGCTAGGTCTGCGGTCTGTACTGTGTCGTTAACAATACCTGCTGTTGTGATCTTTTTTAGTGAACTGTAATTAAATGCCATTTTCTAACCTTTGCCTTATTGTTTAATAGTAATTAGTCACTACGCAGTAACCCGGACGTCCGTTTGAACCTCTGTGTCCATGAAAATATCCACCTGCTCCGCCACTGCCTGGTGCGCTGTGGTTTTGGTGATTGTGGCTAAAATTGCCACCTTGTGGGTGTCCAGCTGCTGTCGAACCTCCCCAAAAACTAGATCCGCCCCAGCAAGAACGTCCGTGGTGATTAGTTCCACCGCCGCCATATGTATTAACGTTGCCGCCACTACCTACGCCACCTAAGCCGCCTGAGTGTTGGTTGTTTCTATTTGCTCCATATCCACCACCTGCTGATAAGTAAGGACCAAAGCTGCTGCCACCTCCATTACCACCTGCACCTGAATAATATGTGCCATTTGATTCACCACTAATTGATACTGATACAGAACTAATACTACTTACGTCGATAACTTTTTCTGAATAGCCACCTGCTCCGCCACTTTCTCCGTGTCCTGAGCCACCTCCGCCGCCACCTGTGATCTGTACTTTAATATACCTTACATTAGATGGCCTGGTCCATGTACCGCTACCTGTAAACACTTGCATTCCTTGAACACCGTGTTCTTTGCTGCTAATTGCTGAACCATTAGATATAATAGTACGATACGCTCCGCCAAACGGATTAGTTGTTCCTAACCCGCCCTTTGCTACTGGTAA